AATTCTTCTTGACTTTCTTGATATGTCTGAACTTCCAACTCTGATATTGTGGGTCTGGGGGGTGGTGGAGTTGGTTTTCTGCTTGGAGTTGTGGTAGGACCAACAGGATTTCCTTTTTTGAATTGACCAAGGTATTCTACTTTAATATTGTTTAAAACTCCTGGACCTAATGTTCCTGTTGGTGATAATGATCTAAAAGATGCCTGACTTAAATCAATAACTCTTCCAGATGTTAATGGTCCTACATCATTGAGTTTTACTAAAATTGATTTTCTTGTATCTAGATTTGTAACACGAGCATATCCAAGTTGTTTTGTCCCAGCCGGAACACCAAATTTATTTCTTAGATCTATTTGTATAGCCGCACTATATTCTTCAGTATTAAAACGATCACCCTGTGATGTTCTATTACCTTGAAATCCAGGACCATAATAAGTCGCCTGTCCTTTTACAAAATCTGGCATTTATATAATTACCTCCTTGTGTTGATATTTATTATTAAGTGACACTTAATCTATTTGTTTCGTTTTGATAGTATTGCGACTGTTGGAACCTAGCAGCATCAATTAGCGATTGTGATGGCGGTTCATTTGTAACTCTAGTAAATCCTTGTCGTTCTCCATCTACAAATTGATAAGTCGTGACTTCCCACTTACCGTCCGGTGCCTGTTTAATTACTGGTTCATTTGGTATTCCTGTTGAAGTTGTTGTCGTTGTTGATGTTTTTTCTTTATTATTTTGAATATCTTTTTGATCTTTTGGTATTTCTTTTGCCTTATCAAAATCTTGCTTTGTTGGTTGTGCAGGATCTGCTGGTTTTTCTCCACCAATTACTTGACCAGAGTTGGGTGAAAATGTATTATATCTTGTAATATTTTTGAATTCTGTTGATTTATTTTGCTTTACTTCATCTAGTGAAACATTATTTTCATAAGTTCCTCTGCCTAGAACAGCCGTAATGACTGGAACTTGATTGAACGGATCTAAAAAGTATCCTCTTACCCATTCTCCACCAGTAAGACCTGTTGATCCACGACTTGCGTTTCCTTGAGTTGTTGGTCTCTCTACAATTGCCCAAGGTAATTGATCGTTTGGAGTTACAGTTCCAGACTTATCGTGAATACCTACAATTCTTACTTTAACTCTATCTCCCCAACCATCAGGATCGGTTTTATCTAGAGTTTGATTTGGTGGAACTTGCCCAATAAACCACTGATAGTTAATTCCAGCAAATCCAATATTTGCCGTCATCCTACAAGACCTCCTCTAGATTTGCTATTTTTACTGTATCTACCATAAGTATCTCTAACTAATGTTAAGGAAGTAAAAGAACGAGTCGGATCAAAATTGTGACTCAGATCTAGGATCAAATATCTACCACTTTGCTGATCATCATATGCTCCTAGATTTCTATTATCTGTGGTTCTTTTTTCAAATAAACACTCAATTACATCACCAGCTTTTAAATTTGGATTACAGGGGACTGTAATATTTAATACTTGAGTAAACAGTAAATTGTATCTTACAGTTGATAATGCCTGCCATAATTCCGGACTATTGTTAGTTTCAATGTCAATACCATCTTCTAGACAACCAATGTCTAGAATATGAAAATGAGTTCTATGATAATTGTTAAATTCTTGAGGGACCTGTACATCTTTTCCAAGATGTGCTTTAAGTCCTTTTTCACCCAGTTTTACAATGACTTCTTTATATTCAAACGTTCTTGGATTGAAGAATATATTTCTTGAGGAATAAACACCACTTCTCAAAACATTCAATAAACTTTGATTTCTAGACTGAGACATAGATAAAATTTTATAATCATTTTCCTCATCATCTTTTCTCAAAATAGAGAACTTTTTGTATGGGTTATTTTTATTTACTGGTTCCGCAGATATTAACTTGCTTATGGACTTAAAGTTTATTCCATTTTGGTTTTCATAAATGAAATATCCAGGATCACTATTATCATTTGGAATAGACTTGGACGCTAGACTAATTAATACCGTAAATGGATCTTTATTTCCACCAAAGAAGTTATAATTTTTAAAAGTAGGATCAATAAAAATTCTATTTGAAGGAACTTTTAAAATTTCAGTCAATATTTTAAATACACTGTCAGCAATATTTCCCTTATATTTTTTATTCACAATAGAAGTTTCATTGTCTTTAGCAACTTTAGATATAAGATTAATTGCGACAACTTCTCTGCTACCCTCTTGTTTTGCTACAGGAGCACCATTAACATATAGTGGAGTTCTTTCAAAATTAAGTGTTCCTAATTTTGATTTAATTTTAAAAGAAACCGCTTCATTTCCTACGATTGGTAGTGAACTTACAATTGTTCCTGTTCGCTCGGAAGAATCTTGCTCCTTTGATGCCTGGACAGATGAACCAGTATCAACAATTACCATACTTGCCGTGATAATGGGCGATAATAAACTCTCATAGTAAGAGAAACCAATTGTTTTTCCAGATAGATCTACTTTGACACCATTCTTCTCAATGTATAAAGATTCATATAGCGATGATGCTGATGCTGATCTTGACATTTATTTTATCCCCAGAGTGCTGATGATTCCGAATAATTATTGTTAGATGCTATAGTCTTATTTACCTCTTTTATAACGGGAAATGGCATCACTTTGGTTCTTGTTCTGGTAAAGACGAAAGAAACTTCTGGTTCTGGTTCACGATATTCTGGTCTTAATAATTGATCAACAAGACCCTTCATAGCTGGAGCAACAACATCTTTTGATTTTTGCTGCTCTTTAATTTTTTTAATTAATTGTGGTGTTGGACCAGAATTCAAGTGTCCAAGAAAATACTTTTTACCATTCGCATCTTGTATGACAACAACATTACCATAACCAGCAAAAGAAGAATCGGACCCTTGGGGGACAAATCTTACAAATTTTAATCCGCCAGTAAGAGTGATGGATTGTCCAGGATTACCAGCGTAGTCCTCACCAGCGTGTAATCTACCATTTCTCATACCAATTCCAGAACTAAACCTTAATGCCGATGTCATTGGTTTGCCATTAATCAAAATATTAGATTTTACACTCGTTGGAATACCACCACCTGGAGTGCTATAATCTTCAATGTGTATGTGGGATCCCCCAGGTCCAGCAGGGACAACTCTTCCAGTATATCCAACTGTTCCAATTACATCTGATGGATCAAGTTTAATAGCAGTTGGTGATGAAAATGGATCATCAACTCTTGGTGCTCCTGGAGGAGTTGGTGTCGGAAATGGTTTTCCTTTTTCTGCATTGGCGAATAAATCCAAAAACTGTCGGAAACTTTCATTAACTTTTGAGAATTTATCATTTACACCGTCTTTTTCACCAAGCAAAATAGAGTTAAGTTTGACACCAGAAGCAACTTGATTGAACCCCTCAAAAGAATCAACACTTTCAATCGCTCTTCTACCTAATGGCGATGGAGTTGTGCCTCTAAATCCACCAGCAACTGTTGTTTTTGTCGCTTGAGGTTTGACTGTACCACCTTTAGCAAACTTCTGAACTGGTGTATTTCTGGAAGCTGTTGGTGAAGTTGCTGGTCTTGTAACTGGTGTTGATCCAGTGGTAGTGGGTGATGGTATTGTGGGTGTAGGAGTAGAACTTTGGCTAGATTGTGGTTGAGGTGATGCTGTGCTTGGAGTTTGTTGAGGATTGTTAAATCCAAGAAGATTATTCCACAAATTATAAACACCATCAGTAATTGCAATCAATTTATCTATTTCAACTTTTAACTTCTCTTTTTCTTTTTCAATGTTTTGCATTACTGATTTGGGATACTTATCAACTAACCATATAAGTCCCATTATCCCATCACCAATAATTTTTATTGTGAATTTTGCGGCATCAATAATCCACTTGTTTTCAGAGAAAAATTTCTTTAGACTTTCAATTATTTTTGGTAGGTTGTTTATTAGTAATCCAAGTAATACAATTCCAAAAAATTCCTTTACCTTATCAAAAAATCCTAAAGGACCAGCAATAATTTTTGATTTGATTGATTCTATTGTTTTTGATATAGATCCCTTTTCAATCTTATCCTCTTTTTGTTGTGCCTGTTGTCTTTTTGTTTCTGTAAATAAAAACCTAGCTTCATCCTTTCTTAACTTGATGAGTTGCTTATTATAACTCACAAGAGAATTTTTTATGTTTGTCGCGTTAATCTTTAATTTTTGTACTTGTATTTGTTCCATACCTTATACAAAAATACCGTACATTTCGGTAGAAATTTTACGCCAAGGATTTGACATATTAATACTGTCCCTATATGGTTCTTCAGTAGCAACTCCACCATCTATCGCTGGCATATTGCCCACGATTGTTTCTTCTGGAAGATTTATGGGAACAATCATTTTTGCTGGTGCTCTTCTAGTCGCCTTTAGATCAGATCTAGAGACAGACCTTGGCATCACAATATTTGTAACTGCTTGATTCGGTGATACTTCTTTGGGTATAAAAGTTCCACCACCTTGTCCACCTTTTAGCTTTTTATCTTTTTCTTTATTGACAAATTGATCTAATTGTTGCTTGAAAAGTTGTAAGTTATTGCTTAATTCATTTAATGAATATCTCATTGTCTCATTTGATGAGACAAGTTGTTTCACTGCTGCGCTGAATGACAACCACATTCTACCAGCATTATTATTAATATCTTTTAGGAGAGGTCTGAATAAGTTTGCTGCTGATGTGCGAATGACTTCTTCACCAGGAGCAAGCATCGCCGGAACACTATCAACAGTTCCTGGTCCTCTACCACCGACCGTTCCACCTTGTGAAGCTCCTGGTATTGTTAATTGTCTTTGTGAAGACTTCTCTATTAATTTTCTTAAGAAATCAATATACTTAGCATTACCTGGTTGAAGTAAATTATCTCCCATAATCTTTGGATCATCGGCAAGGTTACCAAGTCTCTTAATAAGATCTCCTTGAGTTCTTATACCATAATTACTAAAATTATTAGAAATAATTTCATTTAACTTTTGTTGACTAGTAAAAGATCTTCCCAAACCTTGGAATGATGGTTGAGTAACGGAAGATCCAGATACTGGTTGTGGAGTAATTTTGGGAGATCTAACACCAAACCTAGATAAACCTGCCAATACACTGCTGATAGAAGCACCAGCAAGAGCCCCACTAGAAATTAAACCAGCAACCAAAGGAGCAATAATAAAAGTTACAATATCAATTCCAGGAGTTTGAGTTTTACCTCCTCTCTCCATATTTTCTCTAACCCCTGGAGGTAAGTTTCCATAAATGTCTTTTGGTACTAATCTTGGTTTTTGTGTTACTGGTGGAGCAAATAGAGGTCTAAAAGTTCTTGTTTTCTTTAATTGCTGTGCTAATAATTCTGCTGTCGCTCCACCAATACCGGCGATACAACTAAAGACAGGACCACATCCACCACCAGTAGGACCGCCACCACCTGATGGTCCGCCACCACCTCTTCCTCCACCGCCAGGAGGTCTAGGTGGTCTTCTTTTAAATAGATCTAAGATTTTTCTAATCTTAAGAACTAATCTTAGAAGTTTGTATGTTCCAAAAATAACTAGTAATTCTTTCCAATAATCTGATAAGAATTTAAAGAATATTGCTATTTTTTCTCTATTTTCTTTCTTAGAAAGCCAATTAAAAGCATTATTAACAACCAATCCAGTTACGATAATGCTAAAGAAATCTAGTATTCTTTGGAAGATTCCTTTTGCTGGTGCTACTACTTTATCAAATGCTTTAGTAATATTTGTTCCGAACTTACCAATAGACTCAATTGCTTGTTCTTTCTTTGATGCTCTTTCTCTACTAACTCTTTGCTTATAACCACGAAGTGCTTGCTGCTTCTCAACAATTCTATTCGCAAAATCTAGTGATAGTTGCTTTTGAATCTCAACGAGAATTCTATTTGTCTCCGTTAATGCTTCTAATTGTGTGGACTCTGCTTTTAATGTTGCTTTAGTATCAGAGGGTCTTACAAAACTGAATACAGACTTTTTAAGTTTAGGAGTAGACGCAATTTGAGCACCAGTCATTACCGAAGAAGAAATATTTCTTCTACTAATCTTTGGTAATGATGGTGCTCTATAAATTGGACTGTTAAATTCCACTCTGTTGTGCTTTTAAGTTTTCTTCTTCTATGTAATTTTGAAGCAATCCAACATAAACTTCACGTTCCCAAGGCATCATATTTTCAAGTTCAGTCAATGAATATTTATGGTGCTGCATGAGGGCAAAGTTTGTTTGATAGTATGACTCAAGATTAGTATGAGCCATACTCAAGTGAAAAAACTTGCGAGTCCCTCCAGAACTATTTCACTCTCAACTTTTGTGTTTGGATTTGTGACTTTAATTGTATGAGAAAGTTTAGGCATTGTTACAAAAAAGTTTTCAATTTCTTTGAACTGCTTTGTATTCATTTGTTCTATAAATTCCTCAAGTTCTTTTTTGGTGCAGTCTGCAGCACTCCAAGATTCTTCTTGATCATAAACCATATCAACACAAGAAATAATCATTGATAAAGATTTATTTACATCTGATTCTGACTCATTGACTTCAAAATTATTTTCAACAAACTGTTCCAATGAAGGATACTTAAGTTTCATTGAAAGATTATCATCCAATCTAATGATATTTGAATGCGCTGGGTCTTTTTGAACTTTAATATCATCAATATTAAGTTCCATTTTGACCTGAGTCTCACCATCGTCAGGACAAGTTACATTAACTTCAACAGTTTCACCAACAGACTTGGCACGAACATTCAAGAACAAATACTCAATATCAAACGTAGAAAGTTCAGAAACTTTTACTGTTTTTGTAGCAATACAATCGGAAAGAATTTGAACAATTGCATTTGAAATCTGTTTCGTATCTTCAGATTCCAGTGCCATAATAAGAATTTTTTCTTCTCTGACTAAAAATGGTCTGTATCTAAGTTTTTTTCCAGTAGAAGGCAATTCCAACTCATACGTTGGTGTAGAGATCTTTGGTAAAGGCATAATGACCTATAGAAATTCAGTTGTGATTATTTATCAGCGTATTAAACGTCCAGTTGTTGGATCTCTTCTTACACCTTGACGAATTTCAGTTGGTGTTGGCTCTCTATTTGAGGGTGCTGTCGTTGGTTGTGGAGGAGTCGGAGGAACTGGTTTTTCTGTAGTTTCTTGACTTTCTTGTGATGGAGAATTTGATACTTCATCACCATACAAGTAACGATCATAATTCATCGTCACAGTAATTTTCATCAAATCTGTAGGTCCATAACTTACAGGAATGCTTGTTATGGATTTTGGAAAAGCATTAATAAATTGATAATTAATGCTTGTTTTTCCACCTAACAAATAGTCTCGTTCAAACTTTTTAATATAAACTTGAGAGTTTTTATAATACTTTGGATAATTAAATCTTCTAAATGAGTTTAACTCCGCAGTTTGTGCTGGTCCACCACCAGAAACAAAATTCATCCAAAATTCAAAAAACTTTAAAACTTGATAGTCGTGATCAATATAAAAAGTAAAATCAATATCAGTATAAATTCTGGTATGAGCAAATTCTTGAGTCACTCCCATAAAATTATCTTTGACTTCTGCTGTCGCATATGTAGATGATGGAAGAGAAGCATCACTACACATTAATCCCAAAGTAGTTCCAAAAGATTTAAAATCAACTTTTTCTTGATCTAATAATTGTTTTGTAAAAGTTCCTTGCCAACCATTACCAATGAAAACTTGATATAAGTTTGTTGTTGCCATATTGCCAAAATATGCTTTGGCATTACGCATCGTAATATCAGTAATTGCTGGGACAGCCATCTAAATATCTCTTATGGAGTCTTGATTATTAAATATTTAGATGTCATATAAAGGAAAATACCAACCATCATTTCCCAAAAAATATAAGGGAGATCCGACAAACATCATATACAGATCTTTGTGGGAAAGGAAATTTATGGTTTATTGTGATCTCAATGAAAAAGTATTGGAATGGGGATCGGAAGAAATGTTTGTATGGTATAGATCACCAATAGACAGTAAACCACATAGATATTTTCCAGATTTTTATATCAAAGTTCAAGAATCTAGTGGTCAAATTAAAAAGTATTTGATTGAGATTAAACCAAAAAAGCAAACAACTCCTCCTCCCAAACAACAGAGACAGACTAAAAAGTATCTCTATGAGGCATACGAATATGCCAAGAATCAGGCAAAGTGGGAAGCAGCAAAAGAATGGTGTGCTGATCGTGGATATGAATTCAAAGTTCTCACAGAAAACGAATTAGGTATTTAAGATGCCTAGAAAGACACTCAAGCAAAGACAAGAAGGAAATCCAACTGATGATAATCAAAATCGGGTTCGTTCTATTATTGACAATGTAATTGGTAATGAAGATCCCGACGATTTAATGCTTGAAATTTTAGACGTTTTACAAGAAAGTGGACGAGTTCCACAGGCAGGAAAGTATTATACGTTCGTTTATTCTCCAAAAACACCAAATATATCTTACGATCAAAATCCTCTAGTCGCAGTGACTGAAGTTTATAAGTGGGGATTTAAGGCAATTAACTTTCATTGGGGAGAATTAAGACAATACACCTGGAGTGAAGTTGCTGGGCAGTTATATGAAGTTTATCCAGATGAACTTGCCGATTTGAGAGAGATACCTTTTGCCAATATCCGTCTAAATAGTTAAAAAATAGCCAAAATGGCAGATAATTATAGATATCCAAGAGAAAATATACAACCAGGTATAGATTACCTTCAAATTCAGGTGATTAAAACTGAATTTGGAAAACCAAGGGCTACAAGAACTTTAAATAATTTTCCTGTAACGCAACAAGTTACAGTAAACCGTGGACAAAAAGGGAAAGCATATCCAGCACAATTAACAACAAATACAGGAACTAGAGAAACAACTCAACTTTTAAGAGAAGCAGGATTTGCTAAAAATAAAGCCGAAAATGTAATCTCAACAATTATTTTACCAATGCCCTCAAATATAAGTGACTCTAATCAGGTCACTTATTCTGATGATAGTCTAGATGCAGTAACTGCCGAAGTAGCTGGATTTGCTAGAGGCGTAATGTCAGAGTCTTTTGATAAAAATTTAATAGGTGCTTTAGGAACAAGAGCACAAGAATTTTTAAATGACGTTGGTAAAAATGGTGGGGCATTAAAAGACATTTATCTTGGACAACTTGCTGCTTCTGCTGCTCAAATTGCTGGAGTTGGAAACATAACTCTAAATCAAATTCTTGCGAGAGGTGAGAATCAAATTCTAAATCCAAATATGGAGTTGCTTTTTAATGGTCCAACAATTCGTAATTTTAGATTTTCTTTTAAAATGACACCTAGAGATGAAAAAGAATCTACTAATGTAAAAAATATTATTAGAACATTTAAACAGAATATGGCACCTAAAGCAAGTGATCAATTCTTTTTAGGTGCTCCAAATATTTTTGAGTTAAGATATATTGAAACAGATAAAAAAACTGGTAGGGCATCCAATCATAAGTTTTTACACAGGTTCAAACAATGTGCTCTAACTGACATTACCGTTAACTATACTGGTGAAAACATTTACGCAACATATGCCGATGGAACACCAGTTTCTATCATTATGGATCTAACATTTAAAGAACTTGAACCAATTTATGATATTGATTACGAAGGAGTAGGAGGAGTAGGATACTAAAATGGGATACTTTAGAGAACTACCAAACCTGGCATATCAGTCGTTCTTACCCAATAAGAACTCTTCACAAGATTATGTCATTGCGAAGAATCTTTTTAGAAGAGTCAAACTTCGTGATGACTTATACAATGTATTTACGGTCTTTAATAAGTATGAAATCAAAGATGGTACTCGTCCAGATACAGTTGCCGACGAGATCTATGGAAGCCCAGAATTAGATTGGGTTGTTCTAGTCACCGCAAATATTACAAGTGTCAGAGACCAGTGGCCCTTATCAGATTATCAACTTTATAATTATGCCGAGAACAAATATGGAAATGATCTGACCAAAATCAGATTTTATGAGACCACAGAAGTCAAAGATTCTTCAAATCGTTTGATTCTTCCAGCAGGTAAAGTTGTCACTCAAAACTTTACGATTCCAAATCCAGCAGATCCAACAGCAACTTTAAATCCTGTGACTGGAATTACCAATTATGAGTATGAGACCAGAAAGAACGACGAGAAGAGAACAATTTATATCTTAAAACCAATTTATCTACAACAATTCTTAAATGATATGAGAAATGAAATGATTTACACTGAATCTTCAGAATATGTTGATGATTATTTAATTGCTACTGAAAATACGAATATAACTTTACCACAATAACTCTAGTTTCTTATCAAAAATCATCACATATCGGTGTTTGCGGGAGCGGTCTTTCCATTCTCCTTCAGCACCTTTAATTTTGCCTCTAGAGTGTTTAGTTCCGTCTGCATAATAAAAATCTTTCTTTGGGTCTGTGAGTCCACAATATTTAAAATTACAAGCGCGATAGATTGTACCATTATGGAAATCACTATCAGCGTAAGAGATGATTGCTTTAACTTCAGTATCCTTCCGTAGCTGTCTAATCGCTCTTGAAACAAACCAAGAAGTGATATTATACTCATCAGATTGTGTGTCTGGGTGGACGCAGAGACGTGAAAGTTCAAAAAGTCCTTCTTGTTCATTTCTTGATAATCCAAATGCTCCTTGTGCGACTTCAGGAACAGGGAGTCCAGTGAACACACAGACTCCCTGAATACCACCAATATTCAATGGGCAAAAGTCATTATTCTTATAAAGACCATAGTTATACCCAGATTTAAAAGTTTTTGAAAAGT